GGAACTTCGAGCCCACCGGGCGGAAGTGGTTGGCGGGGTAGACACCCGGGTGGATAGCTTCCACCCAGGTGTTTTTCCCAGCCTTGTCGTAGACGCGGCGGCCTTCAGCGTCGAAGCGTCGGCCTTGTGCGTCAGTGCGGGCTTTGCTCACGGTTCAGCCCCTTAGACCGGCATCGCGTCAGGGTAGGCGCGCTGGGCCGGGTACGGGTCCGCCGACAGGAAAGCGTTGATCTTGCCAGCCGTGACGGTCGTGGTGGCGATCACGCAGAGGATGCCGAGATACCGCTCGTACACCGCGCCTTGCGGCAGGGCGATGGAGGCGATCAGGCCGCCCGCGTTCAGGCGGGCATCGTTCGCGGCGGCGTCGTCCGTCACGAGCGTGCCCGTGTCGAAGTGGATCGTCGCGGACGTGGCCAGGTCGGCCGTGCTGTCCGAGGCCAGTTGGAACTTGATCGTACCGGCGGAACCGCCCGTGATGATTTCCGTATCCGTCTGGATGATGAGATAGAGGGGCTGGCCCGCGCCAATGTCGCGCGAGGCAGAGCCCAGGTCGATGACATCGCCGATGAGGGCGGTGCCTGCCGCAGCTGCCACCGAAACGGCATCTGCGAACTCGTTACGTTCGTCGAGGATCATGTTCTTGTTCTCCAGGGGCCCCGCTTACGCGGCGACCTTTGCTTCAGTGTGCAGCAGGCTGTCGACCCGGCGAACCGGGAAGCCGTCGAAGGTCATCACGGACTGGCCAGCGACGTCCGACATCATCAGGGTCGAGTTCTTGACCTTGTTGACCATCTGGCGGCGCAGGAAGCTGTGAACGCGGCGGCTGCAGTAGAAGGCACCACGGATGCCGGTCAGGTTCGGGATGAACGAGGCGACGTCCGTCATCAGGTCGATGAGGTCAGCGCCGGTCGCGGCATCCTTCGTCAACTCGGCGAAGTCAACCTGAATGCGGTAGACGTAGCGCCAGTCCTTGAGGACCAGGCCAGCGTCCATGCGGTAGTGCGTGCGGTAGGCTTCCATCCGACCACCGGCACCATCGACGTTCTCGATGGTGATCTGACCCTTGTCGTCGGTCTTGAGACCGGCAACGGACCCCTTGGGGTAGGTCATGAAGCAGGAGTTCGGGCCCCAGCCAATGAACCAGATCGAGGTGTTGGTGGAGTTGGAGCCGTCGGCGGCCGAGGCGTTGATGTTCTGGCCGTTTTCAGCGGACAGCGAGGAGTAGCGAGCGGCGAAGCCCGTGAACTTCTCGGGGGTCACATCTTCGTCGGCGTAGAAGATCGAGGAGGCGAGGTCTTGCGACATGCCTTCGATGTGGGCGGTGTCTTCCGACAGGCGGAAGGCGGCGGTGTTGCCGTTCAGGTCAGCCAGGGCCTTGTCGACCTCGGCGTAGGCTTCCATCATACCGGCGTTGTCGGTCACCTGGGCGGTGCGCGACTTGGTCGGCTGAACGCCGCCGTACAGCTTGCGCCAGGTCGGGGCAGGCAGGCCGGTGCGGATCGTCGAGCGGTGACCCGTCGGCAGGTTGCCTTCGATGTACACGGCGTCGGACAGGATTTCGTTGGTCTGGGCGAGGATTTCGACGATCTTGTCGACCTTGCCAGCCGGGTCCAGACGCTTGGAAACGTCCAGCAGAGTGGGGTGGGTATCCGAAAGGGTGGCCACGGTAGTTCTCCAGTCAGTTCATGTTGGGGAAAAGGATTTTGGCTGCGTCCTGGGCAGGGGAGGACTTGCCCCCCGCCACGAACGTGTCTTCGCTGATGGCCTTGCCGACACGGAACATGAACCGGATGACTTCCGGGTTGTCGCCGAGGCGGTGTACGTCCAGCAGTTCGCGGAGTTCCGGCGTGCCGAACTGGTCGACTGCCTTCTTCGCGACCGCCAAGTTGACCGGGAGAGCATCGCCCCCGAACTCCTTGTCGGTTTCGGCACGGCCCTTCCAGTCGGCGAACATTTCGCTCGTCGCCTGTTGGTGTTCAGCCGCCCACTTCTGGGCCAGCTTCACGCCAAGGTCCGTGACCTTTTGCGCGGCGTCCTGCGGCAGGTTGAGTTCCTTGGCGACGTTCTTGAACTCGCCGAGCAGTTCAGCGTCGAGTTCGACGCCTTCGGGCACGGAGAAATCCTCGTAGGCTTCGGGCGCTCCTTGCGGTGCGTCTTCGGCCTTGTCGCCTTCGGCCTGCTGCGCCTGTTCGCCTTCGACCGGATCGGTCGGGGCGGCTTCGGCTACCGGCTGCTGTGCGGTGGCGTCGGTGTTGGCGACGTCGCCCGCGGTCTGCGATGCGGCTTCATCGGTGGGTGTGTCGGCCGTCATCAGCGTAGTGTCAGTCATGTCCGAAATGCTCCTGCATCATGGTCTGGAAACCGAGCGGCGCGGCCTTGGCGACCTTGCCTTGGAACTCGAGACCGATGGCGCGCTTGCCTTCCCTGAAGAACGTCTCACTGTTGCCAGTGAAACTTGAGACGTAGAGACCCGTGGCCTCGAGCAGACGCCAGGCAATCCGGCGTCCTCGAGGCGTGGCCATGAGCCATTCCAGATCGGCCTTGTCGGTGTCCCTGCGGTTCCGTGCGTCCTGGGCTCTCGCCTCGGCGCTCTTCTGCTGGGTCACCAAATCGGTCGGGTCTTCCTGGCTCATAGCCCAAACCTACGTCGCCCGCGCACTGGAAGACATACTACGGGCGAGCTTGGCCATGTTGCAGGTGTGCCTCTCCTCCTCGCCGTCCTCGCGGTGGTAGGTCACGGCCTCCATCGACCGCTTCGACCTGTAGCCCGCGCCGTGGCTCCAGATGTCGGGAGCGGCGAGGGTGCGAACGTATTCGACCGTTACGCCGGGGTGGTCCTTGATGTCCTTGTGGTGGACGTGGCCTACGAACCAGACGCGGTGCCCGTGCTGCGAGACCTGCCAGAGGTCGGGGGCGTCGACGGCCATCAGGAGGGGGAGGTTTGCGCCCTTCGCCCCGTCGCCGTGGGTGGTGCCGATCAAGTTGTTGCCGAAGCCGTAGAACCAATAGGGGTTGGGGCTGGTGATGACTGTGACCCTGGGCTCGTTCTCGTAGATCGCCGCCATCATCTCGGCGAGCATGACGGCGGTAATGCCGTCATGGTTACCGGGGTTGATCCGCACGGTGATGTGCAGGTGCTTCTCGAGCATGCGGGCGATGTGGTGGCGCTTGCACCGGATGTTCACGCGGACGACCTCTGCGTGCCGGCCGTGCGTGTCGAGGTGGTGGCCGCTCTTCGTGCGGCTCGCGTTGTTGTCGGCGTGGAGGCTGTCGCCGAGGTCGATGTAGAGGGCGTGGGCAGAGGGAGGGGCGGAGGCCACCAGCCTGTCGATGGCAGCCTTCGTGACGCGCTCGAACTCGACCAGGTCGAAGGTCTGTCCTGTCTCATCCTTCCAAGAGTAGAGGCCAGCGTGCGGATCGCCTTGGGGGTAGACCGTCAGCAGATCGTCGTCTGCGTGCTGCGGCGCGGCGAGAGGCGCGACAGGCTCCAGTCCGTCAAGGAGCCCTGCCCTGATCGCCTCTAACCGTTCAGCCTGCGCCGAGGCGTCGGGCGACTGCCGCTCCCACACCCGCTCGACCCCACTGGGCCCGCGCTGGACGGTGACCTTGCCCATGAGGTAGCCGGGGGCGACGCCCTCGTTGAAGTGGCCGGGGGCGTGACCGCGCCGGGCCGCCTCCTTTCTGTAGGTGGCGATTGCCTCGTTCACGGAACTCTTGGCGACACCGAGAGCCCTAGCGGCGGCGTTCTGGCCACCGTGCTCCTTGATGGCTTCGAGGTATCTGATCTGGGTCTCGGTGACCCATCGGGGGTATTTGGTCTCGTCGGGGGGAACGAACATCAAGCCCATGTGTCACTTTCAGATCAGCGTTGCGGGAGGGGGGCGCGCCCCTTTTGAGAGCGCGCCCTTCTTCGGCGGTGCCGTTAGTCGTGGGCTTTGATGAGGACGTAGCCGAGGGTCGCGCCGGAGCCCGCCGTAGAGACACGGGCACGGAGAGCGGCAGCGTTAATATCCAGCACCGTGACCTGAACCGTCGAGGAGGCGACGCCAGTCAGCGGCGAGCCGATGGCGTACCAGGTCGTCACGAAATCGTCGGAGCCCTCAAGCTGGAAGGCAGGGGCAGTCGTGGTGATCGCGCCCATGTTGACGACAAGCTGGGTAGCGTTGCCGCAATCGCGGGCCAGCAGAACGGGTGTCGTGCTGTTCAGCGTGTTCGGCGCGATGGCCCGGTCGATTTGCTGGCGTGAGTTCGGGAACGGTGCGTTCGACTGGAGGCGGTTGATCGAGCGGGTGAACGACGGTGTGGTGCCGCCGACCGTCTGGACGTAGCGAACGCGGTTGCCAGTCACCGGCAGGAACGGGCTGCGATAGATGCCTGTCGCCGTGATGCGCGGGAAGTCATAGACCGTGAACCAGTTAGTGCCCCCGTCGTCGCTTTCCTCAATACGCACGTCCAGTGTCGGTGTCGTGCCGGTCACGGCTGTAACCGGAATGTTCACCTGATACGAGATGCCAAAGCCGGGCGTGATCGCGGTCACGGTTGTCGTGGTCGTAAGCGCAGCCGAGGCTACGTCCGCAACCGAGGTCATCAGCGACAGGTTTGCGCCGGAGACGGTGGTAACAGTCGAGACCGTGCCAATCGTTTGGCTTGGCGAGCCCGTCGGGAAGTTGTGGACAAGGCCCGTTGCTTGCATTGCGCGAAGGGTGATGACCGCCGTTCCGGACGTAAACGCAGTCGCCGTTGCGCGAACGGATTGCATTCCGGTGGCGGGGGCCACCCATGCGCCGGGAGCCGTGGGAGCGTTTACCGAGGAGACGTTGATCGTTCCGCCCGCCGGGATGCCGTTGATCGTGAACCAGTCGGTCCCGTTGATCGTGCCTTGGAAGGTGATCGTGGCAACAAACGTGCCGCGAATATCGACAGCCCATCCGCTCGCGCCGTTGAGCGCCAGCGAAACCGCAGAACCAGCCGTGCCAGCGCCAGAGTTGGGTGACGCGTTCAGCGCCGTGATGTTGCCCGTTGCGGACACGCCCGCCTGGTTGACGGCTATTGTGCCGTGGTCCGACGCGAGAACGACAGAGCGGGAGTTGGCCGCCGTGAGAATGCCGTCTGCGTTCGGGGTGTTGACGGCGACGGTAGCGCCCGTGGCGTCGAGGACGTTGATGGTAGACATGGTGCGCGATCCTTAGAGTTCGTCGAAGAGGAGGGCGATGTACTGCGAGTTCGAGGCCAGCCCGAAGTTCATGGCGGCCGGGGGTGTTGGTGCCCCCGACGATTGGGTTGACGTGATCGTCAGCCCGTTCAGACCTATCTCCAGGCTCGTGCTCACAGGTACAGCGCCTTAATGAAGGTGGCTGTCGTGCCGGTGGCGTTCACGCGCTTGCAATAGACGGGCAGGATGGTGCCGTTGGCGACGTTCTTGAACGTCTCCACGACCTCTCCGTTGTTGTCGTCCGCCCCGACGATGACGACGTCACCGCCCACGCCAATGAAGAGCGCGGCGGCGATCCCCCCGGGCAGGTTGGTGCTGTTGTGGGGTGTGACTGCCGCGAAGCGGGTTGCTGGGCCGGCCATATCTGTTCTCCTAGTAGGTGTAGGGGGCCGGCGATCCATAGCCGGTCAGTTGGTTCATGATGTCGGCACCTGCATTCGAGGCCCCGTTCTGTGTGGCGACGCCACCCAGCTTGCCCATGCTCTCTGCGGCTTGCTGCGCGGTGGCTGCTGCCTGTTGCGCCGCCTGCTGATCGGCGCGGGCCTTGCGGACGAGGGCGACTTCCTCCTTGCCGACGATCAGCTCGGGATCGACACCGATCTGGTCGGCGTAGTTGTCCACCCAGCGGTCGGCGTCGAACTTGTCGAGCACTTCCGGCTTGATCTGGGCCATCGCCCCGAGGTTGCCGACGAAGCGGTCAGTGCTGTTCGCGCCGATGGCACGCTGGGCCTGCGCCAGGATCGAGACGAACTCGACATCCAGGTTCACGCCGATCAGCTCTTCGGGAGGGGGAGGCAGGACGCCCGACTGCAGCAGGCGCTCGAAGGTGACCTCGATCAGCGGGTCGAGCAGCTCGTTGTGCAGACGCTCGAGCACGGGGCCCAGCATCAGGAGCTTCTCTTCGTGGCGCTCTGCCACCTCGGTGGCCGTCATGTTGGTCGAGACGGCCTGCGAGATCATCAGGAACAGGTCGGAGTACATGCCCTCGCGGATGCGTTGGCGGACGTCCTGAATGTCCATCAGCAGGTGGTTGAGGTCGATGCCGCCCTGGAACAGGGGCTTGATGCCGCCACCGGCCGAGGCCGTGTCGACGGTGGTGTAGCCGCCCGGCAGGATGTCGACCTCCTCGCCCTTGAGGCTCGAAGGCCCCTGCAGAGGGGGGCGGACCTGGTAGTCGATGCCCTGGCTCTTGCGCAGCTGCTCGTGCTGGAGCTGCTTGATGTCGCCGAGCACTTCCATGCCGGGGCTCTGGCCGTAGACGTCCTCGCTCGAGGTGTACCAGCGGGGGGCGAGCACCCGGAACCGCTCGAAGCCGCCCTCGCGCAGGAGCTTGTCCCCGTCGCCGCCCTTCTCGAAGTAGCAGGAGGCCCAGGGCATGTCGCGGCTGGCCTTGGAGCGGATGTCGCGCTCCTTGCGGGGCTCGACGGCGTGGATGATGGTGACCCAGCTGTCGCCGTTGCCGTTGGTGACCATGTTCTTGACGGCCGACGAGCAGTTGTCAGCGCCGAACTCTTGCACCAGCTGGCGTGCGGTCTTCTGCAGCTCGCGGTACGACGTGTCGACGTTGCCCCTGAAGTCGGTGGCGAGGGCATAACGCCCCACGGTATTAGGGTAGAGGTGGATGCCCCTGTCGAAGTCATCCATGATCAGGGTGTTGGCCGTGCCGAAGGCACCCAGCTCCTCGTAGAGCTGGTGCAGGGCGCGGTAGGTGTTGGACTGGCCGAAGACGGCCTGCATCTTGCGGGTGACCTGGGCCAGCCAGATTTTCACGGGCTGGTATTCCATCAGCGCGTCGTCGGGGATGCGCAGCCGGAACCAGGGGCGAGCGGGGCTGGTCACGCCCGACATCATGCCCGCCGCCAGGATGCGCAGAGCGCCCGTGCCGGTGCGGTCGTAGATGGCGTTGTGGCGGCGCTTGCCGTCATTGCGGTCGGTCACGGAGAAGCGGCCAGCACGAGGAAAGAGCTGCGTCGACAGCTCCTCCCAGTGCGATACCCACGACGACCGCTCGGTCTCGAGCATGGACCATCGCTTCTGATACGCTTGCTTCTTGGGGGCCTCGATCACGCAGGTGACCCCAGATTGAGTTTGATCATGCGGAGGCAAGCCTCGAACAGCACGTCATCGCTGCGCCCGCGGCGCTGGACGCCGCAGGCTTCTGCGAGGCGGGTGATCTGTTCGGTGGTCAGGGCCACGTTCAGCCTCCCAGCAGCGAGTTACGGCCGAGGGCCATGTTGGTCAGAGCAGCACCGCCGGGGCCGGTGAGAAGGGTGGCGGCTGCCGACCCCGCCTTGTTGGCCTTGAACAGCGAGGCCAGGTTGGGGGCCTGGCGGTTGGCCTTGGCCTCTGCCTGTTGCGCGTCGGCCTGCGTCTTGGCGGCGGCAGCGGCAGCCTCGCGCTGGGCAGCCTCCTGTGCGCGCAGCGCTTTGCGCTGATCGCTCGCAGCGCCGAACACGGCGGCGACGGGGGACAGAAGTCGGGCTGGGTTGCCGCACATAGAATGGCCTCGGGCTTAAGCGAGCGGATCGTAGTCGCGGGGCTTCCTCGAAGACATACCGGGCATGTTGCGTATCTTCGGGGTGTTGATGCAGGCGAGGGCCAGAGCGGATAGGTGGTCGGGGCTGCGCTTGATCCTGTCGACGATGTCCTCTCTGCTCTCGACGTAGACCGATGAGCCCCGCAGCTTCCACTTGGGGGCGCAGAGGTCGGCCAGGAGCTTCTTGGAGGGGGGCAGGGCGATGTTGTTGTTGGCCTCCGGGTCGAGCAGCTCACGGAGCCGCCAGATGTGCTCCGACCGCTGGTTGAAGAAGCCCAGACGCCCCGACTTGTCGCGCGCCCCCGACTTCTCGGAGACGTTGACGCCGAGCACCTGCTGCCTCGCCTCCTTGAGGAAGTCGTAGGGGCTCGAGCCCACGCCGATGATGTCGATGTGGATGGGGCTGTGGTTGCGGTTCGCACCGATGGCGAGGCCAGCGACCATCGGGCCGTTGGGCGTCTCGCTACCTGCGTACTCGAGGGGCTCATCGAACCACCATCCCTCGTGGCGACGGTAGATCACGGTCTTGTCCTTGCCACCACGCGCCACGTCGACGCCGAGCGAGAGCATCTCGGGCTTGGGCGAGAGGGGCTTCCACCTGGCCTGTGCCAGCTCCACCCAGCGGGTCGGGATGACCTGCCAGATGTCGTCCTCCATGCCCGCCTTGAAGTCGCCGTTCAGCATCTGGCTGCGAAGGGGTTCTGGCAGCGCCTGTAGCGTGCTCATGTAGCCGGTCCCGGTGAGGAATGGGTTGTCGCGCACTCGCGAGGGGATGAAGGTCCGAGACATGGGCTGGATGACCAGGTCTGGGCTGTCCGCATAGTCCGCGGACCTGAAGTCGTACTCGGGCTCGCCGTTGACGATGACGAAGGGCCTCCCGTCGTCGACCTCGAGGTCGCTCCCAGCCACGGTGGCGAACCAGCGCAGCTCTCCTGGCACGGCGGGGTTGGGGTGCTTGTCGTCGAGCCAGGGGCCGAAGAAGTCCACGATCCACCTGCCCTCTGCGCTGGTGGGCGGGTTGAAGGTCAGGAGGGCCTGGCAGCGTTGACCCACCACCGTGGTGCGCAGCCAGCCCAGGAGGAAGCGCACCTGCAGCTCGAGGAAGTTGGCCGCCTCATCGAAGACGATCAGGTCGTGCGGTCGGCCCTGGTACTTCTTCTCGTCACCAGCGTTGGGCACGGAGCCCAGCTCGATCTGCAGGGCCTTGCCGTCGCTGCGCGTCTGCCGCCAGATGCCCTTGGTCGAGTTGTATCCGTCCTTGGTGCCGAACAGCTCCTCGAGCCTGTCCTCGATAGCGGAAAGCTCCGTGCCGACGCGGCGCAGGATCATGATCTTGCGGTGGTCCTCGATGCTCTTACCGCAGGCCAGGTCGGTCTTGCCGCCGCCTGCAGCACCACCGTAGCCGATGATGTCAGCCGTGCTCTGGTAGGCGTCGGTCTGTGGCCCAGGGAGGGGCCTCCAGCGTTTCTTGTCACGCGACAGCAGCAGGAAGAGGTCGGCACGCTCCCTGTCGTTCAGGTGGGGCAGGAGTGACTGAACCTCGGCGGCCGAGGGGAGCGTCACGCGAGGTCGCTACCATCTTCGGGCTCACCGTCACGGCGCGCCTTGGCCAGGGCCAGGAGCGAGGCGATCTTGGCCGCTGCAGCCACGTCGCTGAACTCGACGGGGCCGCCCTCGGGGTTGGATAGCTGGATGCCCTGCTGTGGGCGGTAGCGGTGCGACCACTTCTCGAGCAGCTGCATGCGGGTCCACACCCGCAGCTTGGAGCGGGCGATCCACTCGGCGTTGGCCTTGGGCCCGCGGTCGGTCTCGAGGGTGTCGTGCTCTGTCTGGTCGGCGATGCGCATCACGTCGTTGGCGATGGCGTCGAAGCCCTGGTCGCGGGCCAGCTCATAGGCGGCGGCGAACTCGGGATTGCTGTTGACCCAGTTGTGGACCGATTTGCGGGAGGGCATGCCGGGCGACCGGCAGATGTCGACGAGCGTCTCGCCCTCACGCAGCCGGTCCAAGATGCTGGCCGCCACTTCGGGGGTGTATCGGCCTTCTGGGTTCAAGAGAGGTCTAACCATTGTGCCCGGGAAGGTACGGCACGCGAACCGAGATTAGCCATACGAGCAGAGTTCGTCAGCCGCTCTTCCTGATCCTGAATGTGATGATGTCGGCGACCGTCGCCTTGTGGACATCGAACTTCTTGGCGAGCGTGCCATAACTCCAGCCGCCCTCATCATACATCGACCGCATCAGCTCGACCTCTGCGTTGGTCAGTTTCGCGTCGTGGTGCTTCTCACCCAAACGTGCCATTTTTTACGTGCTCCTGTTTGGTTACACACTGGTTACGCTTGCAAGCGTAACCGGGTAAGCCTTTGATTTAACGACTGAATACGGGGAAAAAAGGGTCGCGGTTACACTTCAACAGCACTTTTTCGCTACCTTTCCCCAGGGGCCCCCTATAGGGCCCCTACAGCATATACTACTACCCTTTTATAGGAGAAGTAGTGTAACTAGTGTAACCGCCCCGCAAACGCCCGCCCCGCGGGGCTTTGGCGGTTACACTACGTCCGTAACCGAACCGTAACCAGTGTAACTTTCACTCCCGCGCCCACCTCCGAACCGGCTTGCCATCCACTTTCTGCACTTTTTGGCAGAAACCGAGGGCCCGCAGCACCTTCGCTACCCGCGTCTCGTCCGCGCGTTTTATTGCATGTTCGCGGTAGTAGAGGGCCTGCGTCAGAACATCGTGCGTTTTGAAGCCCTCCCCGCCCGGCAGAGTGCCGTCCAGGTCGGGGGTCTCGAGCCACTTTTCGATGGCGTCTTCCCAGGTGTCGGTGACCCTGTAGTCCTCATGGATGCCCTTGGCGAGGGTCTCGGCTTCGCGCCACGCGACGCCTCCATCCTCAAAGAGCACCCTCCCTTCCGCCCAGAGCTGGTCGCGATCCCGGGCGATACCCTCTACATCCACAACGCCCGAGGCCACCGGCAACCAGCGCCGCTCGCCCGTGGGGTCGTCGAGGAACTGACCCTCGTTAGTGGTGCCCTGGAAGGCACAGCGGCGCAGTAGCGTGGTCGAGAACTCCTTGTACTTCGGCACCCAGTCCTCCTTGCGCCGGGCGGTCCACGCCTTGATCTCTTCGATGGCCTTGGTCTTGAGACCAGAGAGCTCGCCCAGCTCCACCATCAGGCACCCGCGCATCAGTCGAGCGCGGGCATCCTCGTTCTGGTGGAAGTTCATCTCGCGGAAGGTGTCGAAGGGGGCCATAGCCTCGATCCCCGAGGACTTGCGCTGTCCCTGCTCGCCGGTGAGGATCGGCACCATGTCCGCCTTGACGCCCGGCACCATCACCCTGCCCGCCATCGCCGTCCAGATGTAGCGCGAGACGGCAGTGGTATACGGCCCTGGGGCGGCGCTGAAGTACCGCTCATAGAAACCCTCGACACGCGACACGCCATCCCACGTCAGGCCCTCGAGCCAGACCTGGGCGCTGTCGACCGGCTGCATCTGGGAGATGTAATCGACCACGTCGCGGATCAGCTCGCGGCCGACGGGCTTGAAGCCCAACCTCTCCAGGGTCAGCCGCAGCTCGACGGCGTGGTGGTCCTTGAAGGCCAGCCACTTGTCGGGACTGTCGACGTCGGCGTAGACGATCTCGTCGCGGAAGGTGTCGTACCTGATGTCCATGCCGCAGACGTCTGGCCGCAGGAGGGCAGAGCGTACGTTGCCGAGGACCGCCTCGATCCTGCCCTTGCCGTCACGCTCGAAGGAGGGGAGGGGCAGATCGACCTGCTCTCCCTCCAGCACCACCGGCGTCAGGTCTTCAAAGTCATCGGCAGAGGCGACGTCCTGCCAGCCGTGCTCGCGGGCCTTGGCGAAGATCGTGCGCTCGGTGATGGGGTTGGCGGTCTCGCCCTTCTGGTCGAGCCAGGCCCAGACCTTGAGGTCCAGCTCTTGCTCGTCGAAGTGCGGGGCCCTGGCGCTGAACTCATAGGCCAGTTGGTAGCCCTCATCGCTCCCGCCCGTGGCGTGGTGGATGCCCGAGATGACGTCGCGCCACTCGTCATAGCCCAAGGGGCTGGTGTCGTTGGGGATGGCGGCCAGGGCGGCTGCGAGGGGCTTGAGAGCGGCACCCACGAGAGCGGGCGTCTGGGCACCTACGGCTTTTTCAGGTTTCTGCACCACCTGCACCGGGGCGCTCGGCCGCCAGTCCAGCTCCAGAGCATACTCGCGATCCATCACCTCGTAGTCGCAGATCGGCTCGAGCGGTGCGGACTTGCCAGCGAGGGGCAGGATGAACTGGTTCCCGAAGCCATGCCCCGGCACGCTGTCCTGCTTGGGGAAGACCTCGATCTCGCCCTGGGCGACACCCTTGGCTCCGTCCTTAAAACCGATCTCAAGCAGCACAGCCTTGCAGAGCTGTCGCACCGAGTAGGCGTCCTGCGGCTCGTCCCAGATCGCGAACAGGTGGATGCCGTTGCCGCCCGAAGAGCGCCAAGTCACCGGCTTCAGGCCGTGCGGCCGCATCGCCCCCTCGAGCGCCTCAGCCACGGACACCATGTCCTCCCAGCTGGTCGCCCCCTTGTGGCTGT